TCAAGTCCTTGCAGCGCAGCGGGCAGCACTACGCGAGCCGCCGCCACAGGCAACACCAAGCCAGAAAGGCTGCGGCAGCTGTCCGGCGTTGCGCACCATATTGCCAATGACGGCAAAATGGTATGTTTTCGTGAGGCCGCGAAGACGTGCGCAGACCATTTTCGTGATGTCACGAAATTGCTCTTGTACGGCGAACATATCGGTGAGGTCACCGATATGGCGGTATGTAGTGCTTGCCATAATAACCTCCTTACTGCTTTTCCAGCGCCGCCTTTGCCCGGTCAAAGAAAAACTGGATCACGGCACCGATGGTCTCATCAGTGATGGCCCAGCTGATGAGCCTGCCGTATTTGCTGGCGCTGAGGGCGGCCCGGAGCATCTTGACGACCCACGCCTTACGCTCTGCGCCCCTCTTGGTGCCCTGAATCTCGTGCTCCGCCTGCTCGATCAGGTCGAGCACAGTGCCCTTGACGGCTGCGCCGTAGCCCAGCCGGATGCAGCCCAGGGCGTAAAAGATAAAGCCGCCCAGCATCAGCACTGCCGCCACCGGGGCAGGAATGACGCCCAAAATGTTATTGATCGTTGCCATGTATTACTCTCCTCTCTCTTTTTCGAGGTCTGCAATGCGGTGGTTTGCCACCTTCATCTGTTCTTCAAGCACCGGGACGCGCTGGGCGAAATTGTTGTGCGTCCGGACTTCCCGGGTCAGCTCTTCCAGCTTGGTTTCGGTCACCGCCTGCTGCTTGTCCAGCTTGGCGTCCATGCTCTGGGCGGTGCGGTTGTTGGAGACGATCACGCCGATCAGGCTCAGACCGCCGGTGATAATGGCTACGATGATTGCCTCGCTCATGCACCCTCCCGGAGACGGGTCAGACCCTTCTTTCTGATGATACGGGGGTAGTTGAGGGTAGTGACGTTGAGGTCTACGTTGCCGGAGATGCCCGGCACATTACCGCTGCTGGTGTGCTGGTGAGCGTTGTACTTAAAACTAACCTTCGGGGGCTTGCCCGTGTAGTCCGCCAGCCATACGTCCCACCGCCCTGACAGCCTTGCCATATCCAGATGGGCGTTGGCGTAGCTCGTGTAGGTGTAGAGCTGGGCGTAAAAGCCCATTTTCTCCACCTGTTCCAGCGCGTAGGCTGTAAGGTTGGACAGGTCAAGCGTGGACAGCTGCTTGAGCTTATTGTCCTCCACGTCCACCGCCACCGGAAGGGTCAGCTCCTTGCCGTACACCGCCTGCCGCAGCAGGGCAAGCTCTTCGTCAGCCAGCTTCTCACAGGAGGCGTTGGTGTAGTAGTAGACGCCCACGTCCAGACCGGCAGCTTTGGCGTTGCGGTAGTTGGACTCAAAGGTGGGGTCGATATACAGGCCGTCTGCCCGCTTGGAGAGCTTGCGGTTGGTGCTCACCGCCCTGAGCATCGCTCCCTTGTAGCCCGCCGCTGCCACCTGCGCCCAGTCGATAAGGCCCTGATACCGGCTCACGTCGATGTACCGGTAGGGCGGGTCGCCCTCCCAGCCGGCGACAGCCTCTGCCTTGGGGGCTTGGGGCGCAGGCTCAGATTCGCCGGTGTCCCGCTCGTCCCCCGGGCCAAAGATGGCCCGCACCAGCTTTTCCAAAAGCTCCAGCAGCTTAACCATTGTATTCCTCCCCCGTGATCTCCTTGTACCGCTCTGCAGTGATCTCGCCCTCGGTCACCCGCTTGGTCAGCTCCGCTTTGACTCCGGCATGGCGGCGTGCGGGCATCTCTGCCCATGTCTTGGTACCGGCGATGAGCCGGTTCGCCCAGATCTTGTCCATTTTGATGTCCTCCTTATTTGTTGACGGCGGCATCCAGCTCGCACAGCGAGTCCTCGATAGCCGCCTGCCGCTCCTGTGATGCCACATCCTGCTCACACAGGGCGTCCTCGATCTCCGCCACGAGGCCGGGCAGCTCCCTGAGCTTCTGCTCCTCTGCCAGCTTCCTGTGGAGCTCTTTCAGGCTCTTATCCATCTTGCAAAGACTCATCCGATAACACCCCCAATCATGGTGATATTGCCGCCGACGCCGCTCTCGCCCCGGGTGATCGTCACCTTGTAGTTAAAGGCCGCTCCCTTGGCGGCGGTCTTGTTGGTAAAGGCGTGGTGTGCAAAGGCCCGGCTCTCGCCGCGCTGGATGTCGGTGCAGTTCTCCCACATGGGGGCATCGTCCCGTGCGTTGTTGCTCAGCTCCACGGTCAGGCTCAGGTCTGCCGGGAAACTGCCCTCCAGCGTCAGCGCGGCCACGGTGATGGTGTCGTCCGCCGTCAGGGGCTGGGCCAGCGAGAGGACGGCGCTTGTCACATTTTTGGTAAAGGTGGCTGTCCAGTCTGTCGAGGTCTTGCCGTCGTCCGCTTCCAGCACCAATGTGTTCTCCCCGTTGAGAATCTGCTGGAACAGGGCTTTCTCGCTCAGGCACTGTACCGTGAGTTCGGTGCCGGAGGCCACGTTCTCGCGGACGGCCAGCGCCACGCCGTTCACCTTTTCGGTGATGGTCATGGGGTCTCCGTCGCCGTCGGTCACGGTGTAGGCCAGAGTAAACGGCTCGTTCTTCTCGCCCAGCGCCGCGCCGCTCTCGCCCGCATCGGAAGTGATCTCAGGCGGCTGGTTTGCCGAGGCGAAACCGTTCTTGTCGATGTACAGGTCTTCCGACAGAGTGAAGCATGGAAGGTAGCCGTAACTACTGCCGTAAGTTCCTTCGGCAGTCGAAAGGCTGGACCCGCTTGTGGAATATATGTATTGGCCGTTGGCATAGTAATACATCCGATAACCTGACGTACTAGTACCCGTATTGGTCATAGATGGACTTCTTGTCCAGATGCCGTTTCCGTAGCGGGTTAGAATATTTGCAAGTCTACTTATTGCGGCTGAGGAAAGCGCAGAACCGTCGGAGAAGTTTGAGCCCCCGACTTCTGCTGTCGAAAGGGGGAAAAAGCTTGATTCGTATGTGTCACCATAAAGTACTGCTTTAGACGGATTGCCGGTCTGCGTATAAGTCATATAAACATATTGACCGATATATTTTGTCATACCAATCAATTTTCGTACTTCGCCGGAAAACTTATTCACATAGGTATTTTTGTACCAGGCGTCTTCATTATTGCTATCGACTCTGTAATTCTCTTTTGCGGACGTAGTATGTGTTCCACTCCCCGCCGGACTCTCTCTACAAAACAGTGTCCGTCCCTTGCCGTTCAGCCCCGACTCGTAGTTGTGGGACAGCGCGTAAAACTTGACTTTGCTGCTGCCCTCCATCAGGTATACAAAGCCATCACCAATGGCTAAGTCTTTGATCTGCATTCAAATCCTCCTTCCTCTTAAAAATCCACCCTCGACGCCGCCTTATTCCACACGCCCGTCAGCTCTACGCCCTCCATCGTATCAAAGGCCGAAACAAAGCTGATTCCGTTTACGTCTGTGCCATGCACCATCTCCAACAGCTTGATGCGCACGCCGGTGGCTGCAGCGTCCGCCGCAGCGCCGGAGACGGTGAGGGTGGGGTCCACCCTCGCGCCGCTCCCCGCCACCAGTCCTGTCACCACAGTTCCGCCCGCGTTGCCCAGCAGCGTTACCTGCACCCGGATGTCTCCGGAGGGCTTCGCCCGGGCGTAAAAGCGGACAAAGCCGTCCTGCGCCTCGCAGTAGGCCGGGCATCCCGCCTCCTGCGCCGCTGCGCCGTAGTTGTCCGGGTAGGAGCCGAGAGCCGCATAGCCGGTCTTTGCTTCCGGCACCGGTGCGTCCTGCATCAGGGGCCAAGCTCCCTCTGCCTCCTCCCAGCTCTCCGGCGTCAGGGTCACGAGGCGGCTTCCCCGGTATCCGGCCCCGTCGCCCGCAAGGCCCGGGTACAGCACTTCGCCTGTGCTGTTATAGATAGGTTCACTCATTCTTTTACCTCCGCCTTTGCCGTGACGACCACATTTCCGGTCACGGCCTCGATGTTCACGCAGCCCTTTTCGGCATTCCACGCCGTTTCCGTAACGTCCTCGCTGCCCATCTTCACGTTCACCTCGGTCAGGGTGTACCCGCTCTCGGCGGTCAGGGCGGCTTTGTAGGCCCGGCCCTTGGCCACCACGACGGCGGTCTGGTCGGTGGTCACATGGCTCAGCCGGTTCACCACGCTGCACCACACCAGCGCCTGGCTCACCGTTACGCGGCATTCGGCCTTTGCGCCGCCTGCCGTGGCGCTGATGACCGCGCCGCCCTCGGCCACGCCCCGCACGATGCCGCCGCTCACGGTGGCCACGTCCTCCCGGCTGCTCTGCCACACCACGGTGCGGTCGTCGGCGTTCTCGGGCCGCACGGCGGCCGTCAGCCGGGCCGTGCCGTCCACGCTCAGCTCAAGGGTGCTGCGGTCCAGCGTCACGCTGCTCACCGGCACCCTCGCCGCCTTTACGGTCACGGTGCAGCTTGCCGTCTTGCCGCCCACGCTGGCCCGGATGATGGCCGCACCGGCGGCGCGGGCCGTCACCACGCCGCCGTCCACCACGGCAGCCTCTTCGTTGGAGCTGGTCCATACGATGCTGCTCTGGGGGATGCTGGTGGGCAGCACCGTGGCCGTCAGGGCGGCAGTCCTGCCCTCCGTCAGCTCCAGCGTCCCGGCGCTCAGCATCAGGCTGGCGGCTTTCAGGCCGTCCTCGGCCACCGTTACGCTGCACGCTGCCTTCACGCCGCCCGCAATGGCCGCGATCTCCGTTGTTCCGGCGCAGATGGCCACCACCTCGCCCCCGACCACACAGGCCGTCTCCGGGTCGGCGCTGTACCATACCACAGTCTGGTCGGCGCCGGCCGGTCTGACTGTGGCTGTCAGGGCCGCAGTCTCCCCCGGCTTCAGTGTCAGGGTGGTCTGGCTCAGAGTCACGGTCTCCACCGGCGCCTCGGCCTCCCGCACCCGGACGGCCAGCAGGCGTATTTCCCGCCGCTGGCCGCGAGGATGGCCGCAGCGCCCGGCTTCTTGGCCGTCACGGTGCCGTCGCTCACCTCGGCCACGGTCTCGTCGCTGCTCAGCCACGCCACGTCGCCCTCCGGGTCGGCGGCTGCGTCCAGCACCGCCGTCTCACCCGCCGTCAGGGTCAGGGCGTCGGCGCTCAGGCTCACCCGCTCCACCGCCGGCTTTACCAGCACGGCGCACTCTGCGCTGCATCCGTCCGCCCGGGCCGCGATCCGCGCTCCGCCGGGGGTCTTTGTCTGGTAGGCAGCTTCCCGCAGCAGACGCATCAGCAGGCGGCGCTCCTCCTTTTTCGGGGCAAGGTTCGCCGCCCGGTTCGCCGCCTGAGTGGCAGCGGTGCAGGCGTCCAGTGTCTCATTTGCCGCGCCCAGTGCGCTGGCAGCGCTGGCAGCCGCAGCCGTGATGTCCGCCTGCGTCCTTGCCGCCGCAAGGGCCGCGGCGCTCTCGGCGTCCTCGGCGCTCATCCGCTCCTTCTGGGTGGCGGCCGCGCCTTTCTGGGCGGCATCCATCGCCGCCTGTGCCGTCTTGGCCGCGTCCTTTGCGGCTGCACCCTCGTTCATGGCCGTGTTCACGGCCTGCTGTACCAGCGCCACAAACTGGGCGTATACGCTGGGGTCTACGTCCTCCACCGTACCCGACAACTCAATGGTCTCGTAGCAGTCGTATCTCGCCGGGCAGCTCATGGCCGTGTAGCCGTCCGTGCTCTGGGCCAGCAGCATCCACAGCCCCTGCCGGGCGGCAGTAAAGCGTCGGTCGATGGTCACTTCCCGGCTCTCGTCCAGCAGCACCGGCTGGGGCAGCGTGCCGCCCTCCTGCTCGATGTGCAGGGTCACGGCCATCCCGCTCCACTCCTCCGGCAGCGCGAAGCTCAGGCTCTCCACGCCCGCCGTTCCTACGCCGCCCAGGTGCAGCACCCCCGGCTCGGCCCGCCAGCCCATCCCGCCGAATCGGTCCTTGATGATTCTTACTTTCACTCTGAGGCTCCTTCCTTTGAGAAAGGCTCCCCTCGCTAGGGGAGCTGCTTTGCAGCGCCGCCGTCAGGCGGACTGCAAAGCTGAGAGGTTTCCTTCCGGTCCGCTGCCGTTTCTAAAGGCCTCTTCTTCTTCAGCCTACCACGTCCCCTGCTTCAAAACTACTGCGGACTTATTCAAGCCCGCAGTAGTTTTGTAAGGTCTCGCCGCAGGCGAGCACGGGTTGCGGCTCCCAGCATCTGCTGCGCTGCCGCTTGCATCTTGCTGGCCGCTGCCCCAACAGCTCCTCCCTGTTTCGGCCACCGGCCGTGGTCGTCGCCGTTGCAGACATATAAAAGAACGAGCACCCCGGCTCACAGCCAGAGTGCTCGTTCTTTTCAGATCCGATTCAGAGGCCCAGCGCCTCAGACAGCTCATCAACGGTGTCAAATACCGGCCATTCTCCGGCCGCTATTGCTGCCTTTGTCTCGGCAGCTTCCTGTAAAAGCTCTTCAAAAGAATGGTACTTCTCGTACCGTTCCGGGTGCTTCTTCATCTCCTCCACTTCTGCCATTGCCGCCCAGATCTCCGCATTCGGCACTTCACGTTTCTCTTCTTCCATTGCATCAGCCCCCTTTGCGCCTACTATATCACATTTCGCCCATCATTTCACCTCCTCCCACCAGTTCTTCTCGTCCTTCGCCTTCTCGGCCTTCTTGTCCGCCTGGTTCACCCACTGTGCAAAGTCCTTTTCCTCGTACAGCGGATTCTCGTCTGCGTCCTCGAGAGCCAGCAGCTTCTTCTCCAGCTTCTCCCGGTCCCGGTCGCTTCCGGCCAGATACTCCTCCTTCACACTCTCCGTGATCTTGCTCTTGATTCTGCCCTTGTCCTTGCCTGCGGTCATCAGCCGGCTTATTTCAGCCTGCACGTCCTTCGCCCGGCCATTTTCCACTTCGTCCAGCAGGTCAGCGTACACGCTGGCGTCCTTGTCCCGGCCCTTTTCGGCCAGCAGCAGCTCGTTGGCCCTCTCGTTCACAGCGCCGGTCACCACGTCGGCCAGCTCCGCCCGCCGGGCAGAGTCCGTGCTGCCCACGTCCAGTCCCTCCAGCAGCTTCCTGAAGGCCGCTTTCCGTGCCGTCTCCGCCGCTTTCTCCTTGCCTGCGTTCTGGGCCTTGGCTGCTTCCAGAATGTCCTCGTCGTACTTCTTCAGCCGGGTCTTGAGCTGGCTGTCCACCTTGTCCGTCTTGCCCATCTGCTCCAGCCTCTTCATCGCCGCCGCAGCCTCCTCGCTGTCCCCGCTCTGGATGGCGTTGTACAGCCGGTCGTACTGCCCGGTGGCCGAAGAGGGTGCAGAGCTAAAGCTAAAGCTAAAGCCTTCGCCTCGGCCGAGGGCCTGTGCGTCCTCCCAGTAGCCCTCGAAAGCCTGCATCACCTTCCGGATGTTGGCCGCCGGTACGCCGTAGAGCTCAAGGCCGCACTGGATGTCCTTCAGCACCGCCTTGTTCAGCTTCTGGTGGTGCGCCGCCAGCTCTTCCTCGCTCATCTCCCCGGTGTCCGTCCGCAGCAGCTTGGCGGTCTTGGTAAAGGCAGCAAACAGATCGTTCACCGCACTGATATTGGTGGCGCTCACCACGTCGTAGTCCGCGCCGCTTGCGGCGTTCGAGATAACGCTGTAGATCTCCGCTCCGTACAAAAAGTTTCCGGCTGCGCTCTCGGTGTACAGGTCGAAAAACCGCTTGCCCACGCTGGCCGCCGTGATGTCGCCGTTCTCGTCCTGCTCCTTGTCCCACCGGTGGAGCAAAAAGTCCGCGCCGATCTTCATCAGGGCAAATACCGCCGTCTGCACCACCTGGCTTGCCGCCGCCCGGCGCAGGCTCTGCCCGGCCCGCTGTACCTCGGCCTTGTTCTCGGCGCTCTGGTCGGCAGCGTACCGGGCTTTCTGAGCCTTGTAGTCGCCCACGGCGTCGGCCAGGATGCCGTAGTTCTGGAAGCGCTGGGTGGTAAACATGGTCAGCGTCTTTACAAACTCATTGTCGCTGCGCTGGATGCCTGCCCGCTGCATGGTGGTGTAGTTTGGCTGGGTCTCCTCGATGACCCGCTGGTACATCTTGTTCACGGCTTCCCAGTAGGCTTCGCTGTTCCTTGATTCTTGGCTCCCCTCGGTAGGGGAGCTGCGAGCAGCGCCGCCATCGGCGGACTGCGCAGCTGAGAGGTTTTCCTCTGTCAGCCCGAATTCCGCTGCGTGGCGCTCCACATACCGCTTTGAGCCCTCCCACAGCGCCGCCACCGTGATCTCGTCCATACCGGTGATCCAGCCGGTCACGGCAGGCATCGCTTCCGACGCTTTGGCCACAAGGTTTTTGTGCGCGCCGATGGAGCTCATCTCGCCCCGCTTCGTCCCCCGCAGCCGGTATTGCAGCAGGGCGTCTCCGTGCTGGCGGATCTCCGCTTCCAGCGCGGCCCGCTGCTTACCCGAGAAGTTCTTCACGAAGGGCAGCACCGCCGCCATGGTGTCTGCTCCCAGCACAGCGCCCGCCGTGGGCAGACTGGCCGCCTGCGCGATGGCCACGCCCGGGTTCACGGTCAGGATGGCCCCGGCGTAGTTGCCCCGCATCCTGTCCAGCGCCCGGCTCATGGTGCTGCTGCGGTGCCGCTGCCTGGTCTGCAGGTCGGTCAGCAGGTCATTGATGTAGCTTACCGTCTCCCTGCCCCACTTCTCGCCGATGATCTTGTCCTTCAGCACCCCGACGCCCTCCGCCGTCTCCACGGTGCTGTTCAGCACCCGCTGCACGTCCCGGATGGGGGCTGCAAGGCCCGCATAGGCTGCCGTGTCCCGCAGGCTCCGCTTTACCACGTTCTGGCACTCTTCCAGCAAAATGGGCTTGTCGCTCTTCACGCGCTCCTTCAAAAAGCCCCGGCCTTCGATGGTGGCATCCCTCTTCACGCCCTCGATCTCCGTCGCCAGCGTGCTCCGGTCTACCGCGATGGGGTAGTAGTTCTTCACGGTGGCCCGGTCGTAGCCCAGCAGCTTCATGCTGGTCTCGTTGATGAGGTTCGTGGTGTACCGCCCGAAAAAGTCCTTCATGTCCTCGCACCATGCCCGGTCATAGTCCGTCATGGCGTCCTGTACCGTCTGCAAAATGGTGTCGGCCATGGGGACGCCGTCGGCGCCCACCAGCGTCCCCAGCATCACGGTCTGGCTGCGCTGGTAGGCTCTCTCGATGTTGCCCTTGGCGTACTGGGCGGCGTCCGGCAGGGTGAGGCCGCCGGTCATCAGGTGGTGGCGGCTGTCCTCGTTGCGCAGCAGCATGTACAGGCTGCACAGCTGTGCGTGGTTCAGCGGCACGGCATTGCCCTTGCTGTCCTTCAGGCCGATGTCCACCAGCTCCGCCCCCGGCCCGGCAAAAGCTTCCACCTCTTTCAGGTGTTCCTTGCCGGTCACGTTGGCAAACAGGCTTTCGCCTTCTACCAGGATCTCCGTCTGCCGCCGCTGTCCGTCGTTCAGCATCTGCCCCAGCTTCTCCATCTGGCCGTTCTTGGTGTAGCCGCCCAGGCGCCGGAACATTCTCGTGCCGCCCAGCATGTCCAGCTGGTAGCGGTTCATCGCGCCCTTCGCCTTTTCAAATTTCTCTCCGAAGCCGTTGCCCTCCGAGTTCAGCACCTCGCGGGCGGCCTTCATGGCCATGCCGTCCACCTCTTCCGCCCTCGCAAGGCTCAGGGTCTTGTTTTCCGTCCGGATCATGTGCAGCGTGCCGGCCGTAATGGCCTTCAGCATCCGCAGCTGGTCTACCGTCATGGGCAGATAGGTGCGGTTCTCCGTCTCCCGGATGCGCTGGCGCAGCCGGTCCCGCAGCTGTTCGGCCTTGTCGCTGTCCGGCAGGGCCTTGGCTTCTTCCAGCTGCTGCTGCAGCCGGTCCAGCTTTGCCTGCTTGCTGGCGTTCATGTCGTCCCGCAGTGTCTGGATCAGCTTTTCCACGCCGCTGTTCTCCCAGTCGGTGTGGATGCCGGCGTCCATCTCTCCGCTGCGCCGGATGCTGTCCTGCAAAGCGGTCAGCTTGGCCACGGCGTTGTTGTTCAGCACTGCCATGTCCGCCAGCTTCGCCACCTCAGCGGCCTGCACGATGAGGCTCTTCTGTACATATTTCCCAGGCTTCGGCCGCAGCGCCATCTGGTTGAGCTGGGCGGCATTGTTCCGGATGCTCCGTTTCAGCTCGTCCGCCTTCCGTCCTTCCCAGGCTTTCTGTACCCGCTTTTCGGCCAGTGCCTTGGCCACGGCTACGTCCTCGTCCCGCTGCTGCCGGGCCGTTTCAATGGCGATCGCATTTTGCTGGGCCTGTTTTTCCTGCCACGCTTCGGCCTTGCGCTGGTTCTCGGCCTCCCACTCCATGATCTCGTTTTCCTGTACCAGCAGCTGATGCTCCGCCCGGTCGGCTCTCCGCTGCTCTCCGGCCACCTGCCGGGAAAGATCGTTGATCTGGGAGCGCATCTGCTGCCGCTCCAGCTTTATCTCGTCCAGCATCTCCTGTCGGGCCTGCTTCATCCGGCTCTTTTCGGCCTTCCATTCCCGCTCGTAGGCCTCCCGCAGGGCGGTCATCTTCTCGTCGAGCCCCGCTGCCGTGCTCACCTGCGCGCCCAGCGTTTCCAGATTCTCGTTGAGCTGCCGTTCTGCCCGGCTCACGCTCTTGGCCTCGGCGCTCTGGCTGCGGCTGTTTTCCCGCATCCGGTCGGCAAAAGCCTTCCGCTGGGCCTGCTGCACACTCTTCAGCCCCTTCGTCACCTCAGCCGCCCGCTCCTCGCTTCCGGCGGCCATGGCGGCCACCTCCCGGTTATGCTTTAAGATGCCCTCGAACACCGCCTCGGCATCGGTCATCTCCGGGTGGCTCATGATGTCGCCGATCATCCGGCCCGCCAGCTCCACCTTGGCGTCCTCGTATTCGGCAGCGTCCGCGAACCGGCTCATCATCTTGGGCTTGATGGTGTCGTGTACGTTCATCAGCACATCGAGCCATTCCGTGCTCTCCATGACGGCTGCGCCCGCCACGCCCGCTTCCTGTGCCGCCGAGCGGAAGAGTGCCGCAGCGCTCTCCTTCACGCCGCCCACGGCCCGGGTGTCGTTCACGATGGCCTCGTACTGTTCCGCCGGGTTGCCGTCCCGGTATCCCTCCGCCTGCCGCAGCTTCACGCCGTGGCGCCGGGCCTCGGCCACCGCCTCTGTCCAGCTTCCGTACCGCTTCACAAGCTCCGCCTTGGCCTTGCCGTTCTTGTCCACCGTGTAGGTCAGGTCATGCAGGTCGGGGTATTCGTCCCACAGCTCCGTGTTCCGGTAGGTCGCCTCGTCCAGCACTTCGCCCGCCAGTGTCTCGGCCAGTCCCTGCGCCTTGGCCATATCCACGCCCTCCGAGCGCAGATACTCCACCAGCGCCCGCGTCTCGTTTGCCAGCTTCGTCCGGTCGGCCCGGCTGCCGTTGGTCTTGGTCCACCGGATGGCGAGGCTCTCGAGAGCAGCGTCCGAGAGCCGGGTGTTCTTCGTCAGGCCGAAGAACTGGTTCAGGGTGTCAAAGGCCGCTGCCTTCTCCGCCAGTACCCGGCTGGCCTGCCGCTGCTGGTTCTGCTTGGCGTCCCGATCTGCCTGCTCGGCCAGCTGAAAGCGGGTGGTTTTCTTCACAGGTTCGTCGGTTCTCTTGCTTTCGTCGGAGGTTTGTGCTATACTCTGTTTAGAAGATACTTCCTGGGTGTCTGCAAAGGCACTCAGCATCGCTTTCGGGAGCGATGTGGCGGTATCTTCTTTTTTTATTGGTAAGCCTTGAGTATTCAGTGTTACATAGCTTCCATCCGTCCAGCAGACTTCATGTACATAGAACGCCCTTCGATTATCATGACGGTAAGAATTGACGATAACACTTTCATAAAGTCTTGCTCCATTGATCTCAACAGGTGCTGCAAAAACATAGGTATCATAGCCTCTGCCCTGCCAGTTCTTTTCATATCCAATTTGACGGCCGTTTTTAATAATTTCAGGAATTGCGCCTACTGCCGCTTGTTTTGCTGCGCTGTTACCGTGTTGAATTGTAGTTCTTGCACCTTTTGCGGTCAATTCTACTGTTCCAAATTCCGACCTCTCAACACGATTTCCGAGAGAATCAAAATAAGCCGCAACATTTGCAATGTTTTCTTTTCGGCTTGTGCCAAACGAGACTTCCGTTCCCTTAATGACCGCTGCCGTTTCCATCTGCTCGAGCTGTGTAAGATTTTTATTCATCCGCTCAACAAGGGAATCTTTACCCTCATGCAGCTGAAACCGCATTCCTTTCTTTTCCGCCGCGCTCTCGGTCTTGAGGGCTGCGGCGTTTTCTTTTGCCGCCCGCAGGTTGTCCATGGCCTTTTCTGCGTGGGCGAAATACTCGTCCTGCAAAGTGCGCTTTTCGGCCTCGGCCAAGCGCTTCGCCTTCAGGGCGGCGCGGTCGTCCGGGTCGATGGTCAGCACTTCCTTCGCCCGGCTGATGAGCCCATCCAGCATCTGCCGCACCTGCTCCATCACCTTGTGGATGGCGCCGCTCTTGCCTGCGTTCTTCTCTGCCTGCCCGCGCTGGAACGTCACCCAGCGCCTGAAGCTCTCCTCGCTGTCAAAGATGCCCCGCCATGCGTCGGCCACCAGCTCCTCCGCTGCCTGCTCGTAGGTCAGACTCTGGGCGCTGTAATCCCGCAGTTTCGCCCGGATCATCTCGTCCAGGCTTTCGTAGCCGCTGCTCTTCGCCAGATATTCCAGCGCGTGCTCCTGCAAAGTCCTTGCGCCCTCTGCATCCAGTGCGTTGTACCAGTGGTAGTCCTCGTGCAGCACCGTGCCGAAGATGTCCTGCGCACTGTCGCCGAAGAAGATCCGGGCCGTCTCGGTGTCCACATAGGCCCTGACGTTCCGGTCGTTCTGCAGCACATCCCTCAGCACAGCATCCGTGCCGGTGGCCGCCGCGTTCAGGCTGATGATCTGGTTGGCCGGGTCGCTCTCCTGCCGCATCGTACCCTTGGCGTATACCTCGCCCCTGCCGCTGGTGCTCTCGCTGCCAAGCGCGCCGCCCAGTTCGGTCATCTTTTCGGCATAGAGCATCCGTTCGCCCTTGCCCTGGGTGTAGGCGATCTCAAGGGCCGTCCGTCCGGCGTCGGTGCTCAGGATATAATTGATGTCCGCCGCCGTGCCGCTCATGCTGCCCGCCAGCTCCAGCGCCTGCGCAAAGGTGGCAGCGCCTCTCCGGCCCAGCCGGTACAGCGGCGACGCTGCGGCCGCGTACCGGTCGGCGTCCACCCTGTCCGGCATATTTTTGCTGATGGTCTCAGCTGCCTTGTCCGTCACCCGCCAGTCTTCCAGCGCCCGCTGCACCTCAGCCTCCCGCTGGGTCTTCGGCGCTTCCGGCCGGAGTCCCAGAGTCTCCCGCAGCGGAGCGTTCTCGTAGCTGTCGGTTTCACCTACAGCGGCAGCCGCTTCACGCACGTTGTCCGGTGCGGCCATTTCCGGCACGACATCGGCGATTTCTGCGGGAGTGTCCTGTACTGTCTGCGGCACATCCACAGCTTCGCCGGGCAGCTCTGCGCTCTGTGCAGCAGGCGCTGCTTCGCTTTTTACGTTCTGCTGTGCGGCGATCTCCTGCAGCATCCGGCGGGTCGCGGCCGCAGTGTCGGGCAGCGTCACACCGTAAGCCTGCTCAAAAGCCGCACGGTTTTCCCGGTTCTCGGCGTTCGGCGTAAACAGCCCGATGGTCTTGCCCGTCAGGCTGTCGCTCGCCGCCACTTCGGCAAACTGCCGCACCGCCGGGTTTTCCGATTTTGCGGCAGTCTCATTTACGCTTCCGCTTCCCTCTGTCGCATCGCCCGCCATCTCACGCCCCGCAGCACTTCCGGCGTCCAGCTCAGAGCTGCCCGGCACGCCAGTGGCGCTTTGCGCCCGGGCTGCGGCTCCCAGCGCCTGCTGCGCAGGGCCGCTGCCGCCGTCCTCTGTAGCAGCGCCCGCCATTTTACGTCCCATAGAGCTTCCGGCGTCCAGCGAAAACTCGCCCGACACGCCAGTGGCTCGCCCCTCTGGGGGAGCTGTCGGCGAAGCCGACTGAGAGGGCTCCGCTGCCCGGGCCTCCCACTCCTTCTGCCGGGCAGCAGCCTCATTAAAGGAGCCCGGGTTGCGGCTCCCGGCGTCTATTTCGGCCCTTGGGCGGGCCTCATATCCTGCCGGCCGCGGCCCCAACAGCTCCTCCCTGTTTCCGCCACTGGCGGCGGTCGTCGCTGTTGCCCTGTCCAGCGCTTCGCTCATACTGTGCAGCCCTGAGCCGACAGCGCCGCCCAACGCACCGGACGCGCCGCCGGAAAGTCCGCTTTCCAGTGCGGTGAGGAAGGTGTCTTTGCTGAAGAGGTTCTTCGCCGCCTCGCTGTCCCCCAGCGCAGCGTCGATGGCCATGTCCGCATAGGTCTCCGCAAAGGCCTGCATCGAGTTGTCGATGCCGCCCGAGATGGCCGCAGCCACCGCCGGGTAGCGCTTCGCCAGCTCCGAGCTGCCCGCCAGCCCCTGCACCCAGTCCGCGATCTGCCCCGCCAGCGTGTCCTTCGCGTAGTCACTGCCCATGGTCTTTGCAAGGTCAGCCGCGCCCACCGAGTTGATGGCCCACCCTGCGCCGAACTTGGCGAGGCCGCCGCCCAATGCCTTACCGGCGCTCTCGCCCTTCTCTGCGCTCTGGCCCATGGCCTCTGCCGCGCCCTGGGCGCTCAGGATGGGCAGCACCGCTGCCGGGTTCACGCCCGCCACGGCCAGATTCTCCGCCGCGCTGGTCACAGCCCCCGTCACGGCCTTCTGCGCCGGGCTCAGGCCGCTCTGGGCCGCAGCCGTCAGCTGCTGCCCGCGGTCGTAGAGCTGGTAGCCCACGCTCTGGTTCTTGTCGATGCCGTCGCTCACCTCCAGCCCCGCCAGCCGCTGGCGCATCTCCCGGATCTCCTTGGAGTTGTACCCCATCGAGATCAGCTCCCTGTTCCGGCTCTCCGGCCATGTGGGATTATAGTCCATGTCTACGTCGGTCAAAAGGTCAAACAGACTCTGGGCGTGTTCGTCACCCTTTACCTCCTGCTCCACCTGTTTCCAGTTCTTCAGGGTGGCGTCGATGTTCTTTCCCGCCTGTACGCCGTACTCCGCGCCCAGCACCGGGGCAGCGGCCACCGTGTCTCCGATGCCGCCGATGGCGTTCGCCGCCCGGCGCACGCCCCGCTGCCATGCGGGGATGGCGTCCAGCGCAGCGTTCATCTTCCGGGCCTCGTCGATCTGCGCCTGCGTCCAACCGCCCTTTTGGATAAGGTCAGCGTCCGTGTACGCGCCGTGGGTGTTGTCCACCCGGCGCACCGCGTCGGCCAGATTCTTGTTGTCCCCGGTGTCCATCCACTGGTTGATCCGGTCGAACTCGTCCGGTACGCTGTCCTTGGCAAAGCTGGCTCTCAGCTCCTGCGCCCGGCCGCTGCCGTAGGCCATGGCCCCGCTGCCCACGTTCTCCAGCACGTTCCCGCTCTTCGCCGGAACGCCCCATTTCTGCCCCATGTCCAGCGCCCGGGCTGCCGCTTCCGGCATCTGCTGTGCCGGGCCGCTGCCGCTGCCCTCTGTAGCAGCGCCCGCCATTTTACGCCCCACAGAGCTTCCAGCGTCCAGCGGAAACTTGCCCGACACGCCAGTGGCTCCCCTTTTAAGGGGAGCTGTCGCGTCAGCGACTGAGAGGTCCTGCCGGGCGAGTGCTCTTCCGGCAAGGCTGGTATCATTCCTCGCATCCACCTCCCCCATGTCGCTTATGTGCCGCTCGGTATACTGCTGTAAGGCTTTGTCCCGGGTGTTCTGCTCCTGTTCTGCCTGACGTTGTGCTTCCTTTTTGTCAAACTCCCGGCTCCACTGGCTCAACTGCTCCTTGGTGACGCCGCTCTTCTTTGTGGTGATGTTCTGCGCAGTGCTGCCCGCCCCACTCACCTTGTCCGGGTTCTTTGCGGCAAATTCCCTGCTCCATTGTGCGAGCTGCTGTTTGGTTACTGCCATTCCGTCTTCTTCCCTTCTTTTTGTCTTGACAAATAGTATTGTATTTGTTATTCTGTTATTGAGGAGATGATGTCGTGAAAAGTTATTCGTCCCGCAAGGTCATAAAGGCGCTCAAGGCCGACGGCTGGTATGAGGTCAACTGCGTGGGCAGCCACCACCAGTATAAACACCCCGCCAAGCCCGGTCGCGTCACCGTAAAAGACCCCGATAAAGATATTCCCCGGGCTACGCTTAACCGCATTGAGCAGCAGTCCGGCCTTGAATTCCGCTGAATGATAGGAGGCTTTTCTGATGAAAAAGAATCTTCCCGACCGTTACTTCTATCCTGCCGTGTTTATCTACGAGGACGGGCAGGAGATCGCTGTCGATTTTCCCGACCTCGGTGTCGCCACCAGCGGTACGTCCGAGGACGACGCCCTGCTTTCCGCCCGCGAGCTGCTTGGCTGCGTGATGTGCGGGCTGGAAGAGGACGGCGAGCCTATCCCCGCCCCCTCGGCCCTGTCCGCTATCCAGCCTAAAGAAAACGAGCGGGTCGTGCTGGTCGATGCCTATATGCCGTCCGTCCGGCTCGCCAGCGTCAATCGTTCGGTAAACCGCACCGTCACTCTCCCGGCGTGGCTCAATGCCGCCGCCCTTGAACGCAATGTAAACTTCAGTCAGGTCCTTCAGGACGCGCTCAAGCACCAGCTCCACCTCGCCTGACTTTATCCCAAAGCCTCCTGCACACGGTCGTGCAGGAGGCTTTTCTGTTACCCTGCCAGCTCAAAGGCTTTCCAGATCTCATCGTCCGTGTATCCCTGATACTTCAGGCTGTCAAAAATAGTCTGGTCATCCGAGCCGTGGTTTCTCTGGCCCTTGATGGCGTTCGCCGCCACCTGCGCCCGCTGCGGGACACTCGACTGGCTTGCCGTTCTTCCGGTGCTCTGGCTCTGTCTGCTGCTTGTCCCAGTACCCCACTTGTTTGCCGGGTCTCCTTTCCAGCTCTGCCCCGTCAGACCTCGGTTCGTCTCCAATAGGTTCGGGGTGTCGTCCTCTATCCAGCCCGCATCCGTCAGCGTCCGCTTGTAGTGATCATATCGCGGGTCACTCGCTTTCATTGTGACAAACTCCTTCGACATACTCAGCAGCTGATCATAGGTCGGCGCAGGTCTCTTATTTTCCGTGCTGCCGCTGCTCCTGCTGCCCGAAGAGCCGCCCGAGCCGCCGCTTCTCCGACTGCTGTAGCTGCCGGTGATGTACTGAGGCGTGTAGTTCAGCGCATCCCTGCTGATGCCGTACATGTCGGCTACAGCCCCTGCTGCATCGCGGAAACCACCCTCGTAAAGGTCGGTGATTCCCTTCATTGCTGTCAGATAATCCGCCGGGGAAAGCTCAGTCGTTTTCTCCGCGGTCCAATCGTTGAGAATGCTGGGGTCTAAGCCGTTCGCACTCAGGAACTGGTTCAGGAAAGCTTCGCTTGCACCCCGTTCTTTATAGTCAAGCGCTTTGTCTATCGCCATCTGCTGCAGCTGCGCCTGCACCTGTTTTTCTTGCAGCTCATGTTCCTGCTTCCACTGGTCATATCCCTTGTACCGGTCGTAGGCGGTAAAGCCCGCTTTTACAACATCGGTGCCTACCTGCATCAGATTATCCCAGAAGTCCTGCTTCTCCTGCGCCGCCTGGTCTGCCCGGCTCTTCTTGTAGTCCCGCCAGTCCTGCGCGTTGGCCACAGCCCCCTGATGCTCTGCCGCCTCGAGACTGTCCTGACTCTGCAGCGCACTCAGCAGCCCCGAGAGGCCGTTCTGCTTCAGCTGGTACATGGTCAGGGCCTTGTCCCGCAGCCCGGCCAGCCCGCTGTCCACGTTCGCCATGGCCTGCTGGTAGCCCTGCTGGGCCACGCTGTTTGCGTAGCTCGAGCCGTA